ATACCGTCTTGTCCTTGATCTGGTTTAGGTGTGTATAAATCACTTCCTGCTGTGGAAGGTCTTTCACCAGTGTCTAAATCTTTTACACTTACATTAAAAATGTCGAATTCATTTGCCATGTTAATTGCCTTTTTTTGTTATTATTAATTTATAATTGATAACAAAGCTCTGTGCCTAAACTACTTATTTAATTGCCTATTTACTTTGCCTTGTTATCGCCTGTTTAAAAGTAACCATTTAATTATTGATTCCTTTGTTTATTATATATTCACTAAGTCAGTTTGTTTCAGACTACGTGAATATTTTTATCTATTATTGCCGTTATATCTTTTTCTCTAAGACTAAATACAGTTTTACCATTATATTTAAATTCAGTTCCTGCTAAATCATGGAAAAGAACTTTCATTCCAATTTTATATTCATTATCCTTAACACCCGAGCCTACGCCGATGATTATCCCTGAATAAGGAGGGGCATACATGCCATCTTGTTTTAATAAAATTATACTACCTTTTTTATCTGGCTGCTCATCTTTTTTTATAAAAATTCTACTTCCTAATGGTTTTAACATAATATTTTAAATTTAATTTGTGTAAAGCTGAAACAAACTCCACATGTTGCAATATAATTTTTAACTATTGAATTGGAGAAATAGTATCTAGTTGTTTGCCTTTAATGCTTTAAGTATAAAGTAAGCGTCAATGATGTCATCGATAGGTTTAGGTATTTTAATGCTGAAGTCTTTTCCTTGACACCATTTCCAAAGTTTAGTCATTCTTAGGTTCTTATCATTAAGGACATCATCTTGGAATGCTTTAGCCATATAATGTTTGTTTGCATTGCCTTTCCCTGCTAACTTCTTTACATGAGAAGGTTGAAATACAGATAAATTTTCTATTGAGTACTTATCTATTAGTTCCTTTCTTAAAAAAGTATTATATTGAATAATGTCTATAAATGAATTCCCTTTGGATCCATATGAGAATCCTTCTAATGCAACTGATACTTTATCACCTTCGAATAATGTAGAAAATATATTAACCATTAAAGAACTAATATTTCCAGCATCTTCTAATTTCTGTCGCTCCCTTGGCAAAAATTCTTTACTTGTTACATCTCTATGATAAGGGAATCCTAACATATCATTGTCATCCATTAATTCTTTATGTACACTAAAGGATTTTGGTATCTTTCTGCCTTCTTCATCCCATATACGATTACCGTAATTAAAAAAGGTTATAAAGTGATACTTCCCATCAGTAGTTTCAACACATACTCCTGGGCTATTAAGTGAAAAGTCAATTCCTATATTAATCATTCTATTTATATTCTCTTACCAAGAACTGCACCTAACGCAGCTCCGACAAGACGTGAAGTCATTAAATCATATAAAGCACCTTTTTGAATACCTAATACTTTGGCAATTGCTTTACCTACAGTTTTACCTAAAGCAAAACCACCAAGACCACCAAATATACTTCCTAAGATACCTTCATTTACAATTTCCTCAACAATTATATCTAAATCTTTACCATTTTTATGTTCTTCCATAATTCTTTCAACCGCCATATCAATAGCAGCATCCTGTTCTTCGGTTAAATCGTGAGATTCGTTTAATAAGCTTTGAATATCCAAAGTTTCATTAATCTCTTCTGTTAAATAATCTTTAAAGGTTTTCATTATAAGTTCTTTATTTGTTTATATATTAGGTTATGTTAACCACAACATCTAAGATGTTATAACTAAATTCCATATCAAAAGTTTGAAATTCTACTGTATTACTAGAGAAGTTTAAATCTAATGCACCTATATTTGATATAAACATATCTTTTAATTGCACAGTAACAAAAACAGCACCGTCCGCATCTAACATTTGTATACCAACACCTTCTGGTAAATAAGGGTGTTTACCACTTAGCTTATAATAATAATCAAACATTTCAACAGCCATCCAATAATTTACATAACCATCAAATGCCTGCATAGTAACAGTTAATGATTTATCAAATAATTGTTGTATAGGTATACTTGATCTGAATGCTCGAGTATTACCTGGATAATCTGTTTGTGTTACAGGATCAAAGGATGGTCCAGGTAAATTAATAGACTGAATTCCATAATTCCAATAATCAATAGGTTCTTTTATTAAACCACCAGGTATCCTAGTAAGAAATGGTTTATACTTCTTAGCAATAGGCTCAGGTATAAAATTCCTTGGAAAGTCAAACTTAAATTGGTTATTTCTAGCACTTAATATCATATCTTATGAAAATCTTTCGTTATTATCAGCTCTAAACCTATCATCAGGTCTAAAGTTGTATGGCGTTCCTACTACATTGTATCCAGTAACATACTGTTGTAAATTACGTGCTGCTTGTTGAAAGAATGCCGTCTGTTGATTAGCAGCTGGTATAGTTCTTCTTGCTATAGCATCAATTTGTTGTTTAGACCTTATTTGTTTATCAGCTAATGCTTGTGCCAATGAAGCATTCCTATTAATTAATTCAATATCAGCAGATTCTAAATCCTTAGTTAATTCTGCAATTTCATTTATTAATTCATTATTACTGGCTTGTAATGTTTGTATAGCCAAAGTATCTTCTTCAGCCGAGGTAACTAGCGCGGCATTTTCACTAAGGAGCTTATTGTTGTCTTCTTGTAATTTTGCAAGTAAAATGCTATACTCTAATCTCTGCTCTTCTATTTGAGAAGTTAATGTACGTCTACTAGCATCATCAACAGCTAACCAAATACCCTGATATAAAACAGATTCATCTGATATAGATCCGTCTGTTACATCTATCATCTTAGTAGAAATATAAAAGTTATTATTATCTAATGCTAAAATCTTTTTACTATCTGATCTAGTAATTCTAAATAATACCTCGCCTCTTGATAAATCTACTTCTTCAACTTGTGTATGATTTATTATATCAATTTCATCAAACGATCCAATAAAGTTAATATAGATATCTCCCACATTACTTAAGTCTATTGGTGTATCTTCTCCATCTACTTCATCAAACAGAGTAAATAAAAAGTAATCATCAAATGGAGAGATTCTAATCATACCATCCCCTTGTGGTAATGGTGCGTCATTAACTGCTAAATCAACAAATCTTTGAAAGTATTCCTTCTGTGGTGCTGTTAGAGATATATTAGTTTGTATAGAACTCATAAGTTAAGTTGTTTTTGTATCAGGAACTGATCCAACGGTTCCAGCATTTGGTTTTGCATTATTAGCAGTTCCGAATGTTGGTCTTTGTACAGTCTCATCTGTTAATGTTTGTATTTTAACTGGAGATATAGAAGCTTTAACATTTAACTTATCTCTGAATGTAGTTACATATTTTGTTTTTACTACTAACTTTTCTGCGATTTGTTCAGATGTATTTGCTGAATTATCTACAGATGAACCTGTACCTACTACTATTTGTTTACCAACATCATTATTAATCTGGTTGTAAACATTAGCCACAGTAGGAACCACTCCTAAATTTATAGTAAGCATTTGTGCTCCATACATTTGAGGATTAAATGAAGTTAAGTTAGCATTTTTAATTATTTGTGTAGCATCACCTTTATTATATAATCTTAATACAAAGTTTATAGAAAATGATACGGCGGTGTTTGCATTTTTAATAATAGGCCTAAATAAAATAGGATCATCAAACAGACTGGTTTGTGCAAATGTTTGAAAGCTTGATTGTGCAAATACTTGACCTACTTGCTCAGTAACACTTATTTCATAAAATATTATCCAATCACCATTTCCTTGTGCATTTAATTGAGCAATGAATTGGCTAAGTGAAGAACCTATAACTTGCCCTGATAATTCAAAATAATCACCATTAGTTGATGGAATTACTTGTGCATATAAATTATCATAAACATCTCTATTTAATATAGAAACAGAATTAATAGATTGCATTTCATAAAAGCTATATCCATTCTCTATAATAGTTTCAAAAATACCAGTAGCTCTAAGTGTTATTGGTGGGGTACCTAAAAATCCTTTTCCTTCAGTTATTCTCCAGGCTAAGCCGTTTGGTACAGCTGCGTTAAATGCCTCATCCATATAATATAGAGAAGGTGTTTTCCATTCAATAAATGTAGCATATAATTTATCTGCTATTAATAATGGATCTGGGTTTAATTCTACAGGACCGCCTTTTAGATAATTAATAGAATTAAGATTCATCATAACACCGTCTGTTCTTGGTGCTAAGACTTCAAATATAATACCATCAAAATCTCCAAAAGAAAATCCAGCTACAAAATGAATTCGTACTGTATCATATTGTATATCAATATTAGGACTAAATACTTGTGGAAGATCAGGATCACTTGTTAATGTTGCAACTGTATTATTATAAGGAACAGCCACACCAGTTGGGCCTAAGTTAACAAATTGATTTCGTGATTCATTATTAGAAGCACTAGATTTCCTTACATCATTATTAAAGCTAATTGTATCTGGTGCTACTGGTATTAACCCCTCTGAGTTAAAAAAGTAAGTCCCGTTGGTATTAGCATCTCTCATAAGATCAACACCAAAGTTTGATGTATTATACGTTAACGCTTCTGATGGTGCGCTACTGGTATAAACATACTCTATAAGTATTTGATCCGATATTTGTATAAATCTTGATGATTCCATTATATTCTATTTATTTACCATTGTAAAAGCTTTGGATTCCATGAAACACCAAGTCCAATGTATGGACCTAATTGGCCGTTTCCAACAATTCCTATTCCCATGTTTAATCCAAAACCAAATGGTTTTCTATTTTGCATCTGTAAGCTTTTAAACTCCGGACTTTTTTTATCAATCATTATTCCTTTAGTACTATTAAATGTAGTACCAGGATAATCTGATGTTAATTTTATAAATATTTCTTTTGTGCTAATATCCTGTGATAATGTAGCATCTAACCAAATATTTTGTTTAAGCCCAACAGTGGCAGAACCAAATGTTAAACTATCTATAAAGCTATAAGGTAAATCTACACTTATCGATCTTGAACTTTTAATCCAATTACTATCAGAGTTAAAACTTAAAATAGAATTAAAACTATTATTACCTTGTTTAATTACAGTATCTTTTGTTATAACTGGTACTTCAATAATTCTTTCCTCTATTATAGTTTTATACTTAACGATTGTAATAGGTGGTCTTCCTTGTTCATATTTTAAACTATCTTTAAGTTCTTCTAATGATAAACTTAATCCTTTTATTTCACCAACCGATTCACCTTTTTCATTAACATAATTAAGTATAGTGTCATTTGCTGCACTTAAGTTATTTTGAAATCTAGTAACCTCACCTTTAGCTTCTTCAGTTTCATTACACTGTTTAAGAAGTAAAAATAATAAAATACCAATCCCACCTAATAAAAACATCCTAGTGTTTTTTGGGTCTGTTATTATACCAAGAATATTTTTAATAATTAGTATCATTGTATATACTTAAGAAGCTTATTTGGTGTTACCTCAGCAGCTCCATATTTTTTTGCAATTTTTTCAATAAATTTAGTTTCTTTACCTTTCATAGAATCAACCTCTGTAAAAAGATCGTCTCTTTTCTTTGCTAAACTTACAATACTTTTTTGCATTAGATCTAAAGAAAGTGTTATCTCTCTATATCTACTTACGAATCCATTTAAATCTTTTATTTCTTTTTTTGTCATTTTATTATAATTAATATAGTTAACTGTAATCTTGCAAATACGTTTCGACTGATAATGATTTTCCAACTAATCCCCAATATAATGGCAGGGTATTTGTAGTTACAACATTACTACCGGAGCCTTGGCCACCTTCTACAAATCTAAATTGAACTTTATCAACATCACTACCTCTAAGTTGCATGTTATTACTTGATGTTTGAGTTGTTATAGTCCCAGGAACATTTGAAGCAATTGAAGGGTCGGGTGTTACTGCTACCAATGATCTCTGTACACCAAATTGTATGCCTGGTTGTGAATATTCTATTATACCACTGACATTTTTAAATACTGCATAATTTAAATTAACTTGTCCGTATTGTTTTAATATTGTTTCAACCCCACCATTATTAATAATGATCATATTATTAGAATTAATAAGCTCAACAAAAGCAAATTGACCTTCAAGCCAATTGTTAGTAGTTTGATCTACTGTTATATTAAAATTATAAGTAAAGTTTAGGTTATTTCCAATTGTGCCTGCTGTTAATGCTGCTGCAGTGTACTCTGCTCCACCTCTTGCATCAGATCCTACTACTAACCTAAGATAAGGTGATGTCATTACAATATTAGTGTTAGGTGAAGTTTGACGCAATGGATCAAAATAAACAGTTTGTACACCATTCTTTCCACCATATATTAATCTATTACTTATCTTAGTAAAATCTTCTGTTACACTAAATTTTTCAACGGCAGGCGAGAATGATGCATCATCAGTACTAGTAAGTGGCCCTTGTGTAAATACATTAGTAGAATTAACAAAGATACCTAATTCATTACTAGGGGCAAATGAACCACCTGCTTGATAATAATTTGGTTTACCTACAAAAATACTGCTTGCAGAAGCTGCAATTGCAGCTCCGTCTATGAATGCTGCCATTGCAACACCTGCATCTGTGGGTAAGACTGCATCACCAGTCTGTGTTACAATATTTCCACCTAATATACCTTTTGTATTTATTTTTCTATATGGCCAAACTGGTGGTTGTGATACTGGTAAAACAGTAACACCACTTCCGTCTATTGACCAATTTAATCTACCTCTTGTGTTTATTATTGAACGATCAGGGGTGGTACCACCTCTGTAATACAACTTTATATTAGCCGAAGCCGAATCCGAGGTAGTACCTAATTCAATCTCTCCATCAGCAGCAAGAACATCCATTGCTATACTGGACCCCGAACCTTTTCCTTTTATTAATGTCACAGCATTTGGAGCTTCTGTTATTAAGTTAAAGCCTGCATTGTTTAATGTATAAGTATTGCTAACCCCAGGGTCAAGCACTACTGCATTTTTAATGCTTCCGTCATCCTCTGTTCTAGATGCAATCTCACCAGCACCTGAAGTAGTTATAAGTATATTGTTATCATTATTAGATATTGTAATCGGTTGGGTTACGGTATTGCTTGTTTGTTGAATTGTTATAGGACCTCCTACTGAATTCAATTGCATACCACCAGTTTTAGTTTGTAATGTTATTAAGCCTGCTGCCGATGCTGATGTTGTTTCTAATCTTATTGCTTGCCCAGAATATACCTCAGTGTTTAAGCTTGATACTAATCTAATTCTACCAGCAACTGCTTGCCAATTACCAACCAAAGTACTAGTATTTAATAAGGTAATTGTATTGGCATTTCCTGCTTCTGTTAATGTACTAGATTCCGTGCCTGATGTAGACATCTTAAATTTATTACCTGCATTAGAAGTTGCACCGTTACCTACTGCGATCTCAAAATTAGAATTTTGTCCGCTAAACTGTTGTGTCCCTTCAAGACCTGTTGCAAATTGTATAGATTGCCCTGCTGAGTAATATTGGGCTCTTTGTGCAGTACTAACCTCATATCCTATTAAATCAGACTGTGTTGATGGGTTGGTTGCTGCTTTAGGTACAACTATTCTTAATCTATCATCAACACCTAATTGTATACCACTTAAATTACCTAATGTAGTTTGTTCATAATTTTCTGCACCAATAGAATTACCACCATGAAATTTTATAGCAGTTGCAGCTGAATCTCGTTGGTGAATTAAAACTGATAATACATCGGATGCCATTGCTGTAGCTATTGCATCTGGTATTATATATGCATTTGTTAATGGAATAGCAGCATCAATTGGTACAGTGTTTGATACAACACCGCCCATCATTATTGACATAACACCTTGGTTTGTTGTTGTTGCACCGGCATTTAAACCATTAGGGGCTGGGTAATAACTATTTATATTGTTAATATTACCTTGGCCATAAGCTAAACTAAAACCACCAGTAGTACCAGCAGCTCCAGTAGGTCCTTGTAAATCTATTGTTGTGACTACCCAAATTGTTCCATTATATTCCCATACTTGACCATTAAATTGTAAATAATAATCTCCACTCAATGGAGTTACAGTTGGGGGAGTAACATTAGGACTAACACCGGGTGTAGTAGTACTTGCATCATCATACCATGTACTTCCCTTAGGCCCTCTTCCTCCGCTTGGGCCAGTTGGGCCAGCAATACCAGTAGGACCAGATGGACCGCCACCATTTAGCAATAACTGATCAAAGTTAAAGTTAGTCTTATCGACAAGCTGCGAAATAGTATCCGATGCTATTATTTCTTGTATAGTGATTGGCATTTCTTTCTTATTATTTTTTAACTATGGTAACACTGAAACCAAACGATTCAGAGAAACCTGTTCTTTTATTATATATTAGCCTTAAATCAAATGGGTTTGTATTTATAGTTTTTGATGATACGTTATCATTAACAGTTAAACCTGCACTAATTTTTTCTGCATCAGTTAATTCAGCAGTACTATAGGTAGATTCACTAATGTCACGACTTGCTAAAGTATATAATTCTACTTTTTCTATTTTGTATAGCTTTAATATATTTTCTCTAATGTATTGATTAACATCATCATCTAATGTTTCCAAATCACCAAAACCATATAATTCATTAACATACTTTACAAACTGAGCTTTAATTGGTATAAATAAAAATTCAATTAATCTTTTTTGGTTAAACAAATAAAATTCAACTGTTGGTGTTGATGGTACTTTTTTAATATCTCTAGTATTTACAACACCTTTTGTTAAAATCTGTCTTTTATTAACAGTAACAGACGGTGTATCTTGGTGCATAAATGTTCCTTGTATTAAATTAGGTTGTTTAACTGCTGCCCTAACAAAAGGATCAGGTTTAAATGTTTCTAAAATTATAGTTTCTGGAACTTTTAAATATTTTGAACCAAAAAATGATTTTCTCTCAAACATTGATCTTGTACCAATAACGTCTTCTATTAGTGATTTGTCAATACTTTTTGTAAAATATGAAGGTTCCCAGTTGGAGGAGAAAGCATAAAAGTCTTTATAATCAATACCTATTTCTTGTATTAAAGGATATAAACTAGGGAATGCACTTTCTCTAGATAATTCTAAAATAGTTGATGGGTCTTCTTCGTTTACTTTATGATAAAAGAAATTTTGTACTTGTCCAAAATTAACATCCGAACTATTGAATTGTGAATTTTTAAATTTACATAATTCTAATACTTTTAATTTATAAACTGAATCAGAAATACTAGCACCACCAGTAACAGCACCAGTTACATTTCCGGTAAAATCTAAATTCATATATGGATCCCTAAAAAACAATAGAGGTAAGGCATAAGGCGCATAATAACCTGCATGTCTAGCAATAGGAGTTATATTAGGATTCTTTTGTAAAGATAAATCATATCCTACAACATCAGTTAAATTAAAAGCTGTAGGTTTAACAGGATCTGGTAATATACCTATATAAACAGATTTAAGAATATCAGCCTGTGCCCTCAGCTCTATTGCAAAAGTTTGAGCCAATGTACCATCAGTATTCTTTACTTGTAATCCAGCCTCTGTTATTGTTTCATATATAATATTAGGATTACCTTGATTAACTGCATTAAATATTTCGCCAAAGCTAATTGAATTTAATCTATTTTCAAATTGAAAATAACCACCATTTTCAACTGTATATGTAGCTGCACGTAAAACCAAAGTAGATGGTGTTGGGTTTGGTAACAGTATATCATTACCGGCTAATTTTACACTAGTACATATAAATTGATTAGATGATACTATAGATTGAATACCGCTTATTAGATAACCACCACTAATCTTAACTACACCATATGTACCGTTTTCTATTACTCTAATATCATTTACAAAATCAGTAAGCTCACCTGTACTATTAGGCATACCATTAATTGTATATAAACCAGAAGCAGTATCAAACGTTGATGTTGCAAAACTTATAGCCCCTCTTAGTACAGTGTCTGTGTATTTAAAACTATCACCGCTTGGTGTAGGTGCACAATTGGCAGTTTGTAAATATGAACTATTTAAAGAATATAAAGTTGTTCTATCAATAATAGAATCTCCTCCGTTATTTAAACATACATTGGCATAATCTACTGAAATTAACATTACAACAGTTTTCCACTTTTCGTTCTTAATAAATTTAATTTGAGATTCAGGCTTGTCTGGTAAATTAGGAACTAAAATAGCAGAGAAACGATAATCATTAAATAAACCATCTTGTACATATGATAATGATCTAGCATTAAAATCTGGTTTTTCTGATCCTATCGCTTTAGATTTTGCTATTATTCTAACACCTCTTAGAAAGCCTTCTGAATAATTCTTTTCATTACCACCATTTAATCTAGTATATCTTAACTGTCTATCAATTTCAGTTATCCCACCCGTGGTAAATCTCTCTATTATAAAATAATCATTAAAGTTATCTTTAGTAACATTCTGAAAAGTACCTAATGCAAAAGTTTGGCCAACACCATCTGTGTTATCAACTGGGGCTTTGTCAATATAACTCCAAGAACTTTTGATTGCTGCTTTTGTAAAATACTCAGGGAATTCCGAAAGATAATACCATTCATGAGTAAACCCACTAGCTTCTTGTCCTAGGTCCCATTTAGATGGTGCAAAGTTATTTAAACCAAAAGCTTGATTAACATCTAATCTATACGGATGATTCCTTACATCTTTACCATCATTAATCCATGCCCACTTATTAATATATGGTGCAATCCTCGATATGTTAGCTTGTGATGTTAAATAGTTTTCTTCTAATCTAATATATTCACTCTTAATATATTCATCATCTGGATTTGCATCTTCAGCATCATTTAATAAACCTATAAGATTATAAAATCCACCATTATCATAAAATTCTCTAATCTGTGGAGTACTGCTTACTCCTGTATATTGTGGCGGATTAGTTCCTGGTGTTGATTTATTATATTCTGCATATTCAAAATCTAATTCACCTTCTTCACTGTATAAAGTACTATAAAAATCAAAGTCAAAATCTTTAACATCAAAAAATGAAAATCTACCAAATGATGGTTTATAATCAGAGTATAGAGCAACTTGGTTAGCATTCGTAACCATTATTTGATTATCATTACATGTAATTATAACAAATTTATCAATGTTAGTATATCCAATAATTTTATTATTACCACTATAAATAGGTTCTTCTGTATATGGTACCCAATCGCCGATAACTGCAAAATCACCAGTAGTTTGTACAAAATTACCTTTTACAAATCTATTCTGATCCCCTATTTCAACTTTAAGTAAACCGTTGGATACATCATTTCCACCAACAAATGTTTTTGCAGGTTCTACTTCTGTTGTTAAAGGGTATGTTTCTATTTGTAAAAACTGTTCAGGATAAATAACATCCATTTTAAAATTTAATCTATTAAATCTAGTACCACTAAATCTTGATTTAACATAAACGGTACTATCATTATAAGTAGCAGTAAAAAATCTATTATTTTCATTAATACCTATATTAATTGCTGATGTTATAGATTGTGCAACTTCTTCTGTGGTTCCATTTGGATTAAAGAAAGATTCAAATGACTTACCAGGTATTGTTGCTAATGTACTATCAGCAAATATTTCTCCTGTTAAACTTAAACCATCATAAAATGAAATCTTAGAACCTTCTTGTACATTATCTAATATTTTAAGATACATTTGTGAAAATCCTTTATGGCTAACAATACTTGCATTAGCAAAAGTATCAGGTTCTTTATATCCTGTAAATAAAGACACGTCTACTTTAGTGTCAAATAATCTAATTTCATTAGTTCCCCACAATGATCCTTTTTTAACTGTATGAAAATCATCTTTTTTATCTTTTACATAAAATATAGATTCAACCTCATCAACTCTAGTAGGAGTTGGCAAACCTGTAATTGTTGTTGTTTTGGTAGGATCTAAAAATAATAGAATACCTGCATCATTTGTAATTTCAAATGGTGTATTTAAGTCTTGAGATACTTCAGTTATAGTTTTAATAGTTGGTAACTGGCTCTTCTCTGTATTCTTATAAAAACCTTCTCCTGATATATCAAAATTTCCTTCTTCTATTTCATTAACATACATACCAAAGTATCTATTAATTGAATAGTCACTAGCAGTAGGATCGTCAAATAAGAACTCTAAGTTTAAAAGATTTGCTAAAATTATTCCATTGTTCTGGAATCCTTGTGTAAACAAATATTCATCTTGTATAATAGTTGAATCTTTAACTACAATATCTTCATATGCAAAATTTCCACTATTTACAAAACCACCATTCTTATAAGATATACCACTCCATAATATTGGTTCATCTTTCCTCCAGGTCATATTAAGTGGAACTTCTGGAAACTCTTCTTGGTTTCTGTAATTTCTAATATAAGATCCGAGTGTACTACCTTCGGTTAAATCAAATGTTTTAATTGCAGTACAATTTTCTAATACTTGTTTTGAAAAATTAACAGAGGTTTGTGCATTTGCCTTTCCAGCATTTTCAGATGCTGCTGTTACATTATTAACGGCAGCCGGGTTATCTAATCTAAAGATAACAAACGCGCTAGGTATTTGTTCATTTAACCATAATGGTGCTAATGTCCCTAAGCTTTGTGGGTATGATTCTGATGCAATAGATCTAGTCCCTGCACAATAAAACATTTCATATTGATTTCTGTAATTAGATAATACAGCAGTATCTTCATATTCCTGGAATATTTCATATGCAGCCTCTATAGGGAATTGCCCATTATCAAAGAATCTATTTACATCACGATCATATGTACTAGTTCCATCAACTTTAAATGCTTTAAATTTCTGAGAGGCTAACTGAGTACTTGCACTGAACGACTCTAAGTAAATATCCGTTCCATCAGATACTATCTTAACATTCGCAGTTAATTTAGGATTAGTCCTTACAACACTGTATGATGCTTTGTCAAGCAGTTCTTGAGCCATATTTATCTTTTACTTTTTTTATATATTCACCAAAAGATAAAGTTAAAAATCTCCTACTATGCGTTCTGTATTCCAGTAAATGATTGTGAGCTACCACCTATTCTATCAGAAGTAGAAATAACAGTTTGATTTAGTGATGGTCTTAGTCCTGCAATTACTTTCTCTAAATCATTTAGACCTTTAGTCACTGTTGCTTTAGGGAAATTATCAATACTTAACCTATCAGATCTATATTTAGCCGAAACTAGAATATCAAATTGTATAGCCTCACTATTGATTGGAAAAATATCAAATCCTATTTTCTTAGCATATGTAAGATTAACAGTAGATCCAGTTGAATCACCTGCAATATTTCCTAAGCCTGTACCTGATGTAACCCCAAAATAATCAGTCATTCTATATTGAAAGACTAAAGGTATACTTACTGAGTTTTGTTGACCGAACTGAATAGTTTCTAATGATTGTATTGAATCACCATCTACTTGTATATTTTCATGCGAATCAGCAGAAATGAATAAATAAGATCCACATGATTGTTTACCTAATGTATATTGATCAAAACTGTCAAATGATGTTTTTGCATTTCTAGCATAATTAACGTAACCTACATTACCTGCGTTGCTGTCCCATAAATTAGATAATGCCGGTAATGTTAAAGATGGACTAGCCTGTAATAACTGTGAAGTATCAAATGCGATAACGGGTAGGGTTAAGGCAAATGCCTGTAAGCGTGTAACGTTTTCATTTAAATATATTGCTTGCTGTTGTCCAAAAGTTTCACTTGATTTTAATGGTGCAAATTTAGATTGTCTAAACATTACACCAGCAGTTCCAATACCAGCAGTAACACCATTACCTGTCGTACAATCAATTCCACCAGCAGGAATACTTGCAGGTAAAGTTTCAGTATCATTCGTTAATGCAATATATGCATTTCTATATGCAGTATAGTTTGTTAATGATGGGTGAGCTATAGAAACCTGAACTACATCATCTGTAGTAGGATAAGCCGCTGTTGTTGTTGGAGTGCCATCTGGTAAAAAACCACCACCCCAAATAAATTCAGTTGTTGGAGCAGCCAAACCTGTATTTGATGTTGCATTGTAAAGATTTTCCGTAGTATCTAAATTAATTGAATAGTTAGAGCTTGGATTAATATAACTATAAAAATTTGCATCATTAGAAACATCACTAAATCTACTATAAAGATATTGATTCTTGTTTTGTGTTGATTGGAAAGGCGGTAATGATATCGTCTGACCATATTTTGTTGCTGTTGTTACTGAAGGGTTAGTTAAAAGAAGAGGAGTAAGATCATATTTTCTAATAGTATTATAATCTACATCATCAGACCTATATGTAGCTCTAGCGTTCCTTTGGTTCTCTGCTGCATTGTCTAACCATGGGTAAGTTGCTGGTAAAATAGTAGAACCATTATTTAGTGCACCAGTATCTGATGGGCTATAAGACCCTGGATTTTCTGATTGTTTAACCATTCTAATTCTGCTACCTGTAATTCTTGCTACTAATTGTAATGCAGTTTGTGAAACGTTTGCAATATTAATAAAATAAGTTTTTGAAATTATTGCTCCCCTAGGATCATCTAAGCCTGCAACTTCTTGAGAATAAAAACCTGCAAAAATATTGGTAACTGAATTTTGTCTTAGGTTGTATGTATTACCACCATCATCAATTAACGTAGTAGACATTTCACCTTGTGCATTATTTAGTATTTCAGCAAATAAGTCCAATTGGTTTTGCATCTCTGTTAACTTAGAGAATAAATCAATTGGTGTTTGGTTTTCTGATAAAAAACCAGAAGCAATTACTGGAGATGAATGTGCAAAATATGTTTCATTTGCAATGAATGAACTGCTCAGGTGAGTATTAATTCCTTTTGCTTCTAGATCTTCTTCTAATGCAACCTTAGCTAAATCTTCTTGATTCTGTGCAAGAATACTTTCTAATGCACTATCAGAGCTTAAATCAGCAGGAAACTCTACTCTTATGGCTGGACTATATTGGCTTTCTAGTGGATTAGATGGCCATCCTGCTTCTGATATAGACTTAACTTGTATTTCTACTTGTTCACCTTTTCTAATTGGAATATCTAATTGATTAATATTTACAGAATCTGCATTATCATCATCAATAGCAATCCATTCATATAAACCTGTTATAGCATTTTTTACTCTAGGTCTTAATACACTATTTACAATAACATAATTTGAAAAGGCACCTTGACTTGTTCCACTACCATCAGTATAAGAAAACTGTTTTACTTGATTAGCAGCACCGTCTGCAGAAAGATATCTATAACGATATTGAAATTTTATTATATCTTGTACACCAGTTTCAGGAGCAGATTTTTCATTAGGCATTGCCCAAAATCCTCTTACTCTATATTTAGGTGTTACACTACTTACTGAATTGTCACTTGCAGACGCATCAATTTCTGTAACTACTGATGAATACAGTTTTGTTTGAGATGCTCTTTCTGTAATAAGTCCTTGTAATGCATTTCTATCTGCATCTCTTTCAACTTCAGTAGAATAATTAGTTGTTTGTATTTTTGTTCTGCTTTGTGCAATAGCAGTATCTAATTCAGTTAACGTAGACTGAATAGTATTCTTTTGATTATTTAAATCCTTAAGCTGTATGATAGCATCTGAATTACTAACTTGTCCATTTATTAATGACACCGAAAAATCATCAGCCGATAACACCGGAGCGTTAGGAGTTAATCCTTCTCTACTAGTAGGAATCTTGTCTTGTGCAAATGATAATAAGTATCTTCCAAAATCAACAGCATTTTGTTGATAATAATCTGCCAGTGTTTGCTGATTACCGCTAGTATCAATTGTATTTAAATCATTAGTATAAAAGCCACTACCTGGAGACCAGTTAACAGCAGGTATTTTAGAATCAGGATCAATAGGTTTAATAAAGGTTACACATCTTTCATTAAATCCAACAGTAACATCAACCTCTACTCGGTTATTTAATGCGGATCCTATTTTTAATACATCAGCGCCAATACTGATTGTTCTAGAACCTTCCGGTAATCTTACAACTACAGAGTTAGTACTACTATCAATTTGGGTTACTGTATATCTAGTATCAATCGGCGCAGATACAACTTCTAAACTATCACCAACTTTAAGTTGTATAGTATCAGCAAAATCAGCCTCTGAATCTGTATAAAATATTTTATTAAGTTTATATAGCTTTTGTATTACTGTTTGCTCTACACCATTCACAGTCTCTGTTATGCTTTCTTCTCCTATTCTTAATACACTAAACTTACCAGAAAATCTTTTATCTCTAGGTGGCAAATCTACAACAGCTTCATCTAAAACATATGAAATATTCTTTTCAACAATTTGTTGTAAAAATGTAGAATATACAATATCAGCAGTTCCATTATATTGATTCTCAAAGAAATTAATTTTACTTTGTGAATTTGTGTCTAAAATATATCTCTGTACAATTGCTCTTTCAGTATCAATAGGTGCTTGTCCTGTAATATCAAATGAAATGAAAAGCAAAGGATTAATTAATTCTTCAAAAAACCAATTAGGTTTAACATTAAACTCGTTTATAGAATTCATTGAAGTTACGTCCAATGCTTCTGTTGGTAATTTTGCTAAAACCAATTTTCTAAATGTACCATCAGGTAATCTTATTGAACTATTAGAATCATTAAAATTAGTAAGGGTATTAATGTTAGTATTTAAACGATCAACTGAGTTTTTAAGAAATCCAAAACTTGGAATAGTAATCCTAGCATTAGTTCCATCATTGTTTTGAATGTTAACAGTTACAGAGTCTCTACTCGAAGTAATTGCTTGATTAACTTTCTCAAAGCTCTCCAGCGAATTGTTAAAGAGTCTTAACAGTTCTGGTAGCAAAGTTTGTATTGAATTATTTTCAGCCATTATCTAGGTTTCGATTTTATTATTTATTTAACTATATCATAGACAAAAGTTAATACTCCTTGTTCTGTACAAATCAAATCAATGATTGGAATACTACTTAAATCTGTATTTGGTATAGTGGCAGCTAATTTTCCGTATGAGCCATTATTTAATCTGCCTAATGCATCAGTATATAATCTTATATTTCTTGATCCTATAAGAAGAGTATTATTAAAGGTTAATCTCATAGTTTGCCCAGTTCTCCACTGAGTGTCTGTATCATTAATATAAATATCTAAATTTCCACCGGCAGTATTTATAGTATCTAATCTTAACATTTGAGTATATGTACCTAAGTCTGTAAATACCTGAGGGCTTACAACATTTAAGTTAAGTGGATTAATAGCTGTTATTTGAATATCACTACTATTTAATGGTACCATTAAATTATATGCTTGTACATTATTTGATACTTGTATCTGATTAGGTGTGTTAGTATTAATTGTAATACCAGTACCTTGTCTTACAACATCTGTATTATATTGCAATGTTTCTGTAACAGTACCATTTGCTAATGCTTGTATTTCATCTGAATTTTTTGAAATAAGATCTAGTAATGTAGTGCTACTAGCAAAAGCTAAAGATGCATTATCAACTTGTGTTTGTAAATTATTAATTTGTGATTGTAAAAAAGCAGATGTACTAACAGAGTTTAACGTATTTTCAACTGCTGCTAATCTAATTTCAATGTTAGCTAACTCTACTTGTTGTCTTTGGAAGATTTGAGCCGATGTTTGCAACTGAGCAGATGCATCAGAGAAAAGACCCATTGAAAAAGTATTATAATCATTTATGATTGTATCAATACCAGCACTTCCTGGGGAAGCATCAAATCTTAAATTAATTTTAAAACCATAACTATTACCGTTTTGGCCAGTAGTTAGGTTAGGCTTGTATTTTGGATATCTTTGAATATAACCACCAGATGGTGTTGCTGTTACATTATCTAATAATAAGATACCGTATAGGTTTGTAGTTGTTTTAGTTGAGTCACTTAAATCAACCATATCATAATAAACTAATACTGAATTAAATTCAAATGTTTCAGATAAAGCAGTACCGTTAAATTGTGGTATTGTACTTATAGATGCATCAGTTACAATCTGTTGATAATCATTAGCATCAAAATCTACACTGATCCCATCTAATTGACTTCTTTCATATGCCGAACCATCATAAGTACCTGGGTTATTGTAATCAGCAGCATATTTTACAATAGGAACATTTAATGCACTTGTAAAAGTTGTAGGTTCAGTAAAGTATGCATTAGTAATAGGGCTTGTTACACCAGGACCTAATCCCATCCAATCGGCAGCAGGATCTGTATAACCTGCAGAGTTTAAGCCTTGTAGTTGATCATCATAATCATAAAATGCCTTAATGTTTAATCCTTGTGGGTGTACAGTAGCAGCAGTTCTTCCAAGTATAAATTCACTTGTACCTTGTATTGTTAATCCTGGTTGGTAGTTCGTATCAGAAACTGAATTAAAGAGGATTGTAGGAGTATTACCTACTTCTGTTGGTACATTAATATACAACTCAGTATAAGCCTCTCCGGCTTTATCTACATTATTTACAATATCAATTGCACCTATATACTTTACAACTGGTCTATATTCCCTAGTACCTGATAAGCTTTGATCTTCTTCAACAAATCTCGGTGTTGTTACACTACCAGCCTTTTCTAAAACAGTAGCCTCTCGGAACCTCATTGCTCCAGTTTCTTTTAACCACTTAAAAAATACTCTTTCAGTTACTGTTAGGTTAGTTGTATTATCATAACCAGCATCACTAATAATCATCTCTTCTATATTTAACATATAGTTTTGAAGACTCTGTGTAAAGTTAACATTAGGATCTGATGAAATAGCAGCATTTTGAATTGCGCCATCAATCGTATCATATTGCATATAATTTTGATAATTACCAAAATTTAAAGGTAAGCTATCCATGTCTGGTAGATCTAGAAGCACAAACCTAGAAAAGACCAATTTAAGATCATCATTATTGAGAGTCCTAGAGAGGTCTTTTGCAGAAGAAGAGAACGTATAAAAAGTTCCACCGTCTGCTTGTGGTGTTTTAATTAAGGGCGTTGTTGCCATGTATAGTTTTTATCTTTATTATTTATGCAATTACTATTGATCCAGCACTACCAACAAGATACCAAACCGGTATTCCTGCTCCATTATTAATAGCTAAGAACGTTACTGTTTCTCCTATTGCATTTAATGTAACACTTGGTGAAACACCGCCTGCTGGTAATACTAGATTACCTGCATTACCAATAATTTTTACTGGTTGAGTTCCTACTGTATATGCAAAAACAATTTCTTGTCCTATACTTCCACTAAATAATTGAAGTGTTAAAGTTTGTGCTGCATCAGTATTACCAATCCTATACATAGTAGACGGTGGAATCGCACTTGCAGTACCAACATTAATTGTTGCTGGCATACTCTGCCCTGTGTTATCCAATGTAGTTACATTAGTATTATTTTTAAATATACCTCCACCTGTCATGGTAAGATTGCCTGTCATTCTAACATTTGTTAAAATATCGAATGTAGTAGCATTAATATCTAACAATATAGTGCTTAAACCTACACGCAAAGCTTCTGTTGAAACATTGGTTAGGTTAGTGATAGTACCTGCAGCTGGTGCAAAATATACCTCCATTGCATTAATCTCACTTGCGAGAACATTAAAGTTATCATTAATGACTAGTCTTGATCCTGATAAGGAATCCGTTCCTAAAATTTCTGTTACGCTAATTGCCATTTTGTTTTGTTTGTTTTATATTTAAGATATTTCTATCTTTTTTGTATTTATTCCCATTCGTATCTGTAAGTTCTAATGATATCATATACTTTCCTGGGTCTTTAAAAAGATATGTTAGATACTTGCTTTCAAAATATATATCAGCCACTGACGAGTTAGTAGTATTAGATATAGTCCACTTAGGATTTGTTTTACCAACTATCTTACATTTATCATAGACAAACATTGCCCATGTCATTGGTGGTAGTGTTTTACCATTATTAATAAATTTAGCAGTACTCCACGTTGGATTGCTTGATACACTTTGGCTTGTTTTATAAACTATGCTTACACAACCAGCACTTCCGGTTGCAGTTGAACAAACTCTTTCACCGTTTACATTTACCATATCAACAAATTTAAAATCACCAAATACACCAGTGTATCTTGCAACAGCCTGTACATATACAGCATTACTTTGTGCATTTAATACTAAGTTATAAATGTACTTATTAATTATAGAATTAGTACTAACATTAAGTTGAGCTACTGCTTTAGCTAATGTGTCTGTTGTTGAATCAAAAAAGTGAGTAGCTGAAATACCTTTTTGATCTATTATTTTTAAATATGAATTTGCTACTACTTCATTAAATTCAAAAAATGCAGGAGTATCACCAGTCGTAGCTGTCATATCCCACCATAAGTGATATGCATTATTCCAATTTGTAAATTTATCACCTAAATTTTTCCATTGATATGGTCCACTAAAACTAACAGCTCCACTGTTTTGATAATTCATTAATTGAAAATCAGTATTTGTTCCAATACCAAAATTATTTAAGATTGCGTTAACTCTGTCTAATGATTCATATAAACTTGGAGTTTCTTCATCCCATGTACATGACGGTTCAATTGGAAGATTCCATAAAGAACCATAATTATTCCATGTATACTTACCTTCATTATCCCAATTATAGATTAGTTTTCTAGATTGGTACCAACCAGAATATTCAACCTCTTTTTCATCTACACATATAGCAGATCTTTTTTCAGTTGATGATACATTATTATATACATCAAACAATTTCATTTCTACATTATAATTACCAACATAAGGTAATGTTATAGGATAAGTTCCAAATGTTCCAATTGCACCTCTTATGTTAAAATAATAAGCAGGAGATACATCCGTAGCATCTTTAGTAATAGTCCATTCAATTTCTGTAAAATTACCAGAACCTATACCATTCCATGTAAATAATATTTCTCCAGGCAATTGTGTTGCTGTAAAGCGACCACCAAATTGACTATTTGCTAAAACAACAGAAGGCACAAATCTATTAACATCATTACCATAAGCTCTAATACATGGACCAAAGTCATTATCAGTTTGTGTAAAATCAAAGAATATCCAAGGATCAGTATTAGCTGATCTTTTAACAAGTATTTGATTAAATAATGAAGTAGTCACTTGAAGTACAGTTTCTCCTACAGCTACAGTATGACTTACTGATGTTGATGTTGCTCTATCTGTTATTGCATAAACATCTCCAGTAGATATACCTTGTACATTAAAATCAAATGTAAAGAAATCATTAGCATTACTTAGTTGATTCCATGTACTATTAACAGTATCCCATGTTAAAGTATTAAAGCTATCATTAGTTAATGTTACTAATGCTCCTGCTCCAACACCTGGTTGGTCTGGTAAACTTTTTGATGATTCACCTGAAACCTCATTAGCAAGTGTTCTATTTAAATTTGGTGCATATCTTGAAAAGTATGCAGCATATACCCCAGCAACAGATGCAATTGTAACACTACTACCATTTTGCAATGCACCTAATACACTATTAGGATCTGGTCCAATTGGTGGTTCTGGTATAATTTGTCCTGGACTATATGGTCCCATTACTAAATTTTGACCAACTGAAACATTACCTTTAGTAAGAGGCCCAACATAAGCATTATTAAAATTAATAATTGCCTGTGCAATAGCAGCTGCTTGTGCATTTGCTGGTAAAGGTTGTTGTAATGGTCCAATAACAATACATGGATCATTTATTATAGCTGTATTAACTTTAGCCGCTTGCGCTAAACAAAATGAATTAAATCTTCTAAGATCTTCTAAATAAGTACATGAGCTCGGTGAAACTTTAAAATCTGTATTAATACCAACTTTAGCAACCGTTGCTAAATTTCTACTTACTGTATTTGTTACTTCTAGTAAACCAAAGAAATCAGCTTCTGCTGTAATACCTTTGATGTGAGCATTGAGTGGAAGATATTCATTTTCTAATTTTCTTTTTAAACCAAATAGTTTAATTAATATTTCCTCAATTGTAAAATCCTGTAATTCTTCTGTCTTTGGTAAATCCTCATCTGTAAATTTACCTGGTGTTATTTTATTAATTCTATAAATAAGACTAAACATACTAGTCTTCCTAAAGTTTTTATTAGGTAAAGTTATATTCTTATCATCAAATTGCACAGTAGGAGAAAATAAATCTACAGTATTACTTTGGATATAATTACCAAATTGAGGAGAATTTGCATTTACATTTTTCCAAAATTCTTTAAGCTTAAGATTATCATAACCAAAAAACTTAATAGCATTTATTAAACCTTTATATGATCCTATGAAGGGGTATATGTTACTACCTTCCATCATAATCTCTTTACGCTTAAGATTAATCTCTACATAATCAGGTAATGCTTCTTTTAAATTTGTATCTCTAAATACTGTACTGTCAGATGCTATAACATTATAACCCATATTCTGAGTCATGACTCTTAATCTTTCATCCTCTTCAATACTTTCTGCATAAACAGTAAATTTACCAATTACATTGTTTGTACACTTATCGGTAATTTCTAATGTTCTTTTATATGTATTTTCATTTTCTGAAGAAAAAGCTAAATTTACTTGTAAAGCAATAGATCTGATCTCATCTGTGGCAATAAAACTTTTACCTGTTATAGGATCTGTATATTCTGTTTGATTAGCATCATAATCTATTGGAATTGTTAGCCTAGTATATTTTACTAATGGTGGTCCGTCAGGTTCTTGTGTTAATGCAGACTGTGTGCCATCATTAAAATTCCTATCAAACTGAAAAAGAAATATTTTATCTGGTGTTTCAGTTTCCCACTCAGCATCCCAATCACAGTTATTAGTTGTTGTATGAGGATATCCATATTCTAAGGCTTGCGTTGTTTTATTAAACATTTTTTGTAAAATGAATAATTGACCTACTTCAAATAAATCTATGGAAACTTGGGGTAAAAATATGTCACCAGACCACATGTCAGTGGTGCTGTCATATTTCATATTATAGTTCTTTCCTTCTTTATCAAAAAAGGCTAAATTTTGCCAGAGACTCACTATCTTATTAATTTATTTTTTGATACCATTTAGGTACTGCAAAGTTATAAAAAATCCTTACATATTTAACTTTATTAATATAAAAAACCATAATAGGAGTTAAGTAATCCTCTAAGAATGTTTTAAGACGTGGATTTTTAAACATATAAGCAGACATTGTATTATTTAATAAATTTTTAGAATAATCATACCCTGTATTTTTTAACTCCCACCCTTCTTCATATGTTGCTCTATATAAGCTAGGAAATCCAGTTCTGTTATCTTTAATTGTTGCCATATTAATTTCCTTTTAATGTTTTAAGTGTTGGTGTGCTTACTAATCTTCCAGTATTTAAACCTGCAGAATTTACACCAGTCGCAATTGTAGTACCTCTATTTCTTTGCGTTGAATTATATTTTTCTTGTTGTATTTTATTATAAAGATTATTTGCTATTCCTTCTTTATAGAATACATTAAGAGAACTAATTTTGTTAGCTTCTGGTATTGGCTCATAGAAAGTTCCATTTCTATCTTTCCATCCACCTCTAATAATAGCTAAATCATTATTCTCTATAACAACATCACCAAAACTATCTAAACCTAATTGTGGATCTTCATCTTTTTTCAATACTATTTTTTTATTCTCTATTAAGACTCTTTGATCAGTTATAGGATCTGTTCCATAAACAGGAATAAAATAAAAACCATTTCTAATAGCTTCTTCATTTCTTTGTGATATAAAGAATACATTTACAGAATCTATACCTTCAACGTTTTCTACTATAGAAATTATATCTGATCTAGGAATCCTATCTCTTCTATTTACGTTTAAGAAATAGTCATCTAAATTTTTTCTTATTTCAATTCTTATTTCATCTTTATTAAAATCTTCTAACCATCTAATAACAATATTCAGTGCATATTTTCTAATAACGGCATCAACTATTCTAGTTTCTGCTGTAACAACTTGCCTACCGCTTTTGTTTAGGATCTCATAAGTCATTGCCTTTTCATCATCAGTCATAGTAAATTCTACCTCAGGTACACTAAAATAATCTACATCACTAGTAATTTTCTTTTTTACATCAGGAATTAAAAATAAGTAAATAATATTATCATCATTTAAGTATTCATCATTCTTAGTATTGTAAGCATCTATAAAAGACCAAAAATCATACTTACTTAAATAGTAAATATAATTATTAGGGTTTGCTAATACAAATGAATTACTTGCATATGGTGCAATTAATCTTGTAAATTGTGGATCCTCAGAATCTGAACCAAAACCTGGATTCCTTGTAATATTAATTGATATGATTTCATTTAAATCTACATTTATACCAGAAGAGTCTGTTCCAAATGTTGAAAACTTCATATCTAATTGTTTTCCTCCAATATTCCCAGCATTACCTCTTGTCTTTATATATGTAATTCTAATTCTTGACCCTAATGCAGGTGGTAAACCAAATTGATTATTACCAAAGAACACACTTAATCCACCATTTACTCCAGTTTTAACCATTGCAGTCTTTTCACCGTTGTTCATATCATATAGTGAATCTACTAATTTCCATAATTGTCCATCAACAAAAACCTCAACTAAAAATTGATCAGTAGGTTCTTTTGTGGTTAAATTATAACTCTGTAATGCAAAACCAGTACCTGTAAATGATTGTTCATCCTTTTCGCCCTGTACTATTTCAACATCAACAAATGTTTTTGTGGTTTTATCTAATCTGATAAAATCTGAATTAAATCGTAAAAAATATGTTAAACCATTTTGAGCGATTTCAAAACTTGCGCCGTTTATAATTTGTACATAATCCCCATTAACGAGGCTAGCAGCACTTGTATTTAAACGTAATCCAATTATACCTCTTGATGATATTCCTCGTGTAGGATCATGACCAGTTAATCTAGACAATCCGTATATTGATTCTATATTTCTAGCTCTGGATATATTTAATTCAGTAAGAGCAGCCTCTATGTAAAAGAATATCATTTCACCTAAATTTGAAACAACTGTTAATATTTGGCCAAACGGCGAGGCAGGTGTAAATACTTCAACTGCTTGATTGTATGTACGCTGCAGGTATTCAAACGAATCCTGGAATAGCTCGGTGGCACTTATTCTTGTTTTACTAAAAAATGACATTCAATTTCTTTTTTTAAAATAGAGCTCCTAATACTCGTTGTTCATTTACTGATATATCAACTAAGCAACCATCTCTTTCTAGAGTTGAAAAGAAAGTTACTTTTACATCAACATCAAATCCAGAAAAATCAGGCAAACAATATGCTGAAATTTGTGAAGTAATTTTATTCTCTATTGTATTTTCATTTAACACTAATGAAAATATTAATTCATCTAAATTAGCACCTATATCAGGTGCTCCTAATACATCTCCCTTCCTGGTGAATAGGCAATTTTCTATTTTTATAATTAGCTGAGATAAAGAATCGCTAACCTCAATAGTATCTTCACTAAAGTTAGGTGCTTCTATATCACGACTATAAATATCTCTTATCATTATAGAATACTAATTTTTTATTATATATTCTCTTTTTGTTTAATAGCTTTCAGATTATAATTATCCTGTAAAAAAGTAATCAACACCCTCATCATTTTTAATTTCTTCAACTACTCTATCAACTTCATCTCGGCCTTCACTTGAAATTAAATCATAATTAATAGTAATATTACCTGGAAGATTAAATGAAAAGGTTCCTAATATTCTGGCTAATTGAATTTTAGCTATTCCTATAACATATCTTTGGAAAGCTTCATCCTCAAATAATGCACAATCAGGAATTGTTGAAAATATTTCAAATATAGTAGCTCTATTTGGTAGTTCACCTTGAAATCTAAACTTCTTTGTTAATCTATTATAAGTATATGATATTTGTGGTAAAAGAACTTGTCTTGCATTATCCATAAATAATGAATTTACTACATAGTACATTAAATTTTCACTACCAAGACCTGCACCATAAACATCATTATAAATAAACTTATCTATTGAAAAATCAACATCATCAGCATTAAAGCTCATACTACCAAAACCACCATCTTCACCACTAAATCCACCAATTTCAAATACAGCATTAACTGAATATACTCTTGACGGCATTTGAACAACACCTCTAGGATTAGCAATATTAGCTTTATTGGTTATTGTTTCTTTATCTGTACCACTGCCATAAGGAACTCCTTGTTTAAAGTCAGCTTTAGTTACAGCTCCAGCCGGTAAAGCAATATACATCTGCTCTACACTATCTTCATAAATTTTATAAAAATATTGTTTTGCTCTTTGTATAATATTGTTTAATTCTTTCTTAGGAACCGTGAATGGTATCTGGCAAGCAATAGTAAGATCATCATTAATTAATTTTATTAATGCATCTAAACATTCGGCTTCTGCCGGATCATTACAATATGTATTTGTATTAGCCATGCTATTTTATATTTTTTCTATTTCAATAATTTCAGTATTCTCAAATTTTGCTAATTCAGTAGCCCTACCTTTTCTAAATATACCACCTTCCATATCTCCACTAAAAACCCCTCTCATACCAAAAACATATGAATCTTTACAACTTACATTTTTACTTACATAAGAATCTTCTATTTTAGAATCGACAACATCAGTTGAGCCAAACAGATTACATTCAGTCATTGATGAATTAATTAACTCTGTGCTAAATATATCACAATTTAAAATATTACCTTGTATTTTAGAATCAACAATATCAATACCTTTTATTTCAAAGCATTTCATTAACTCTGCACCTTTAAGTTGCATTCTACCAGTATCTGCATCGTAATTAACCAAGCCTTCTTTTAATCCAGCTTTAGTTAATAATTCAAATAACTGTTGTCTCATTTTAGGGTAATACGTTTCAATTATTTGGTCATACGTTTTTAAATCAACCATTAATCTAATTTTAGGAAATTTTCTTTTGAATGCTTGATAAGTTTTATATGACTCTACAATACCTTTGTGTTGTTCTAAGATAACATCTAGTTTTTTAAGATCATCTTTACTGTAAACTGGATTAGCCAAACTCTCATATAAAGATACAACAAAATGTTCTGTCATATTCATTATGGTATTATATTTCTTTTCATAGTCCTTACCACCTAAATATCTAAATTCAATATAATTCTTAGGTATTTTAGAAAAGTTTACGCCATAATATTTTTCTGACACAAACATGTAATTCTTCCATGAAATTCTTTCAGGAGAAGGTTGTGTCATTCCACTTAATGGTACAATAAATTTTATAGATTTAGCATAAACAGAATCTCTTCTGTCTGGGAACGCTTCATAGACAGCATTTTCATTGAAGTTAAGAACAAACTTACCAATATCTAAAGATGATACATTAGTAGGAGATCCTAATTTTTTTCCATCAAAGGCTACATTAATATGTATAGAACATCTGTCATTGGTAGATCCATTTTCTCTAATCCATTTTAGAGTCTTTGCAATAATAAGTTTAGATTCAACAAAAGGCATTGGTCCTGTTACTAATTCAATCATCCCAGATCCACCAGAATTATCTGGTTCTAATTTGAAAATTTCATCGCTAGGTACAAATTCACTGTGCGCCTTTTCCTCGACTCTTATTTGCTTATTTAGAGCTTGAGATAGGTCTCTCTTAACTTCATCCATTCCTTCATTGGCAAAGAATTCAAATTCTAATCCAATCTTGGATGCATATATTGCATTTAGCTGTTCGTTAGTATACATGTAGTTCCTGATTTGTTTATATATTCAAACCAGGATTGGTGTTATACTATGTTCATAGTAATCTTACGATCACTTACATTAACACTCCCGATTTTAATATCAATAACATCGCCTTTTGTTAGGTTTGCTGCTTTTAGTTTAGATTTATGAATTAAACCACTTATTCCTTTTTCTAATTCAACAAATGCACCATAAGAAGTTATTTTAGTAACTGTTCCTTTTGTGATCATCATAGGTTTATATTTTTCATCAACACCATCCCATATATCAATCTTAGGACCTAACTGACTTAATATAATCTTTTTCTCTGAAATAATTTCTTTAGCCCAGAATGTTATTTCATCACCAGGATTTATTGCTTTATTATCTAATGCTCTTTGTGTAGCTTCATCTAATTCAACTCTAGGTATTAAACCAGTTAAACAATCATCAAATTGAGCAAACACACCAAATTTAGTAGACCCAGTTACAAAACCAGTTCTAACTTCTTTTATATTTTCTTCTAATTCAAAAATTCTAGTTGGAATCATTGTTCTTAAATATTCTCTATGGGATACTACAATTGTATCTTTTTCATTTGAGAATGTAATTGGCATTACAACGATCTCTTTACCTACTAATGAATTAAAATCATGTAATTTATTTAAACCACCTAAAGAACCTGGCATAAAACATTTAATTCCTGCAACATCTACCCAATAACCACCATGAATTAATTCTTTAACTAAACCAGTAAAACCAACCTCCTTATTTCCAATAGCATCTTTTATTTCTTGTAATTTAACCTCCATTATTGCATCACTAATTGAAGCAATAACATCTCCAGTGTTTGAAGTTTTAATTTTAACATCAATTTCTATACCAACTTGTAATTGCTCAACAATATAATCTGGTTCTTTTAATAAAGAACAAAATGCTGTATGTTTAGATTGTGTATCAATAAGTGCTCTTGTCCTATCAGCAGAAATAAAAGTAATTTCACCTCTAGTTGTATATGATATTCTATCTTCTGTTAATTGAGTTTTTTGTAAAATAGGATCTGTAAGATTATACATTCCTAAAACATCAGCTGCATAGTGTTCATTACACATTAGCTTTGTTCCGTGTGGAACTTGTACCTTTACTGTCTTAGTGTCAAATGGATCATCACTTAATTGGATTGTGATTTCTTGTTCGGTCATTTTTATTTTTTTAAAAGGTTAATTATTTGTATTATATATTAGCTATGTGTATAAAGTATTTATTATTGTACTCAACACAAGTTGTTTTGTTTCATTATTTAATAAACTTTATGATAAACCTACCCATGGAAAAACATAAGGTAAAGGTGGTACACTTCCTGTGACACCTGTCCAAGTACCGCTCACTGTTGTTAAATGTTTTTTAAATGCGTCATTTAATGCATTGCATAAATCGTTTGTATTATTTAATTTAAATGCATTACCAATATCAGCTTGTAGTGGCATTATACTCCCACCATTTAGAATAGGATTTAAGGTAGGAACTACGCCAGGTGGTGGTGGTGGTAATGGTGACATTTGGCCACCGGTCCAATAATCAACTATAGACTGGGCTGCATCTTTCCATACATAATCAGGTATTTCTTGATTCCATTCTCTAGGAGCAGAAAAAGGTTCCCACGTTACATTATCAGTAGACCATTTCTCAAGTTCTGTAAATGATGATTCAAAACCTATTTGTATGCCAGCAGCAGTACCTACTGTAATTGGTGGTGTTCCTCCGTATGAAGTTTGAACAGCAATAGCAGCAGCTACATAATTTATTCCAATTTGTGTAGCAAATGGTACGTAAGAATATGGCTCTGCACCAGTGCTACTGAGTAACCATGCCTTTAATACGCCAATAATAGGTAAAGGAATCCAAGGCATTAGTCAGTAGTATTTTTTGTGCTTAAGTATGTACTATTTTTAAATGGTGGTAATGGAGTTCCAGTCACACCGCCTGGCGCAGGATGAACATGAGAGTCAAATAAACTTTTGAATGTATCACCTTTAACTACAGATTCAGCAGCTGCTTCACCTAATTTAATTCTTGGTGAATTAACATGAGTTTCTCCTGTTGCGTTTATCTTAGCATCAATACAATTAATTATAGTATTAGCATCTGCATTAATAACAGTATCAGCTCCACTATTAATTGTAAATTGAGCAGAATGAGTAAATGATATATTTCCATCATTAAGCATTACAATAGTATCACCATTTGGATTTATTATTTCTATTGAATTATCTGGCTTTATGTTTACTGTAGTTGGTCCTACTGCCGTGGCATAGTCCATCATTATTCCTTTTTCCTCAGTAAAGAAAACCTTAACATGTTCTCCTTCTCTATCATTGGTTACTTCAGTACCATTCTCTCCACCAGTTAAACCGAATGCAGTATCATAAATAAGTACATGTGAGTTTTGGTATGATGCTTCTATTTCAGCCTTTGTTTCATCTGAAGGATAAATGTTTTCGTGATAGATTGGTTGATAAAAATTTCCATTATCAAAAGTAAGCCTAACAATAGATCCTATCTTTGGTATTTCAAATTTACCACTACCTGTAGCACTACCACCATACATTAACTGATGTGGTCTTGACCACGGTAATGAAGCAGTTGGAAGTTTATAATCGCTATTAGGATCTTCAGGATCTACGCGATCATCCATTTTTCCGTATACTCTTATCTTGCATCTTCCTTCAAAGATATCATCAGCAGTATCTTCTACAATACCTACCCATTGAGTAGATCTTAAATCATCTGCATTAAAATTTGCTGGATTAACTTTTCCCATTATTCAAAAATATTTGATGAGGTTAAACCTCCGTTATCTTGCGCTGGTCCTGGTGCACCAAATGCGTTTATACTTGCTAAATCATTTGCAGATCGTGCAATCTCATCAAAAACTTGATCAGATCCTGTTAATGTATTATTTACAGGTAAAGGATTGCCTGACACGTTATCTCCTAATTTAGTACCACCAGATGATGAAGTATTAGTTGCAGGTAAACCTGCACCTTGTATAGCAGCACCTACTGCTGCATTTAATAAACCTTGAGGGTTTGCTATTGTTCCTAATAAGCTATTTCTTAAACCAAATACATTACCTAATGTTAGACCTTGTATTGCATTAGAAACAGTTCTTGTTGCTAAGTTAATTGCACCGGCTGCTACATTATCTAATTGATCTTTTCCGAATTGTTTTATTTTACCTAGAAAGGCAGGGTCTGAGTTTGATTGTAATTTACTTTCATCCAATTTACTATCAAAACCAGAAAATTGAGAAACATTTTCCATAGTGCCATAACTAAACTTTATATCAGTTGTTGCAACAGTTCCACCAACATTGGTAACACCTTCAAATACTTTACCACAAGCACCAGGAATCCATAAACATTCTGTAAATTTAAAACCAACTTGAGAGGTATTTTCATTTACATATTTTTTTGTATCTGCTCCAGCATTACTAGGATTTAATGAACCTAGCCAATTTCTTACAGTTTTAAATTTTCTTATTTCTTGTACATAAATATAAATATCAAACCTAAGTAAATTTTTAGGAACAACCATTCTTTTATATCTTACATCATAAACTGCCATTTTATACAAATTAAATAATGCAGTCATTTTTAAATCAATTGCCTCTAGGCAGCCTATAGTAATACCATCACCGTCACCACTTCCTGTAAAAGGATCTTCTGCAAACTCAAATGATTTAGTCCAAGCTTCTAATAAACCACCAATGGTTTGAAAATAATATGGCCTTTCTTTACTAACCTCTAATAGTCCTGTAATAAAAGCTCTTAAGTATTCAACTCTATTAGTTTCTCCAATCTTGTCTAAGTAACCTATAGCAGAAGGTTCTGACGGATACGATGATGTACCAGATCCAGCATCTGATGTTGCACCAACAGACTGAGAAACATTTAAATTACCATCAACGAATGAAGCTGGGCTTTGTTCAGGTGCTGGCATGCTTACAGCTCCTCTAGTAGCACCATTAAATAATGGAGAGCTAATATCAAACATCAAAGTAAATCCTAAGTATGTAGGGTCATCTAATGCAGTAACACCATTATTACCACTACCTTCAGCTGTATTTGCGTTATTTACAAATCGCTTTGCAAATTGATAACTTGAAGGAAATGATGAGCCTCCTAAGTAAGAACCGAATGGCCCAGCTAACTGTGCGAGTGCCTGGCTTCCTACCGGGTTTGCTAAATCTATTAAAGGCATATTTTTATTTTGTTTTTATATTTATTAAGTAGACGGAGTGAACTCTCGACGCTTTAATATTAATTTCATTCTTATTGGACCAGGATATGTTAATAACCATTCTACACCAGCAATAACATAAAAGCCAGAAAGGTATTCATTCTTAATACCATTTTGTGACTTTGGATCATCCTCGGCGTCAGCCGGTCTATCTTGTTGATTATTGTTATCACCAAGAGCACTATCTGATGGTTTAAGTAATGTAGTTTTTACAGTAGGTGCATATTCAAAAATTTCACAATATATTCTACTATATCTTATTAATGCAGGATTGACAGTATCTAATTCTACAACCATTCCCATTTTATTAATTTCAGTTAAATTCTGATAATTAAGTACTGTACTATATTGAAATTCTGGGTGGACATTATCACCTTGTGTTCCTAGGTACTTATATTTAACTTGATCATTTCGTGGACCCTCAACTTCACCATTAATTATTCGTCCTTTAGTTGCAGGAACCATACCAGGTGTATCATTAGTCAAAGGATCTACAAATTCATTTATCCATTCCTTTAGATTTAAATCCCAATATTGAGTATATTTTTTATAACCGTTTTCTTTACTTATTTCACCGCTTCTATTAACCATTTGATATTTTGAAAGATATCTAGAACTCCCTTGAAATTGTATTTTATTAGTTAATATATTTGGCATATTAGGTGATTGCCCATCAGCACCATCTGCACCGATAGTATCATCTTGATTTGTACTAAATCCTAAACTTGCTTCTATTGCACCCTCTTGGCTAAATAGTCTATTTACATCAACCATTGTTAAATAATAATAAGGATCAATATAACTAGTAAAAAAAGTTTCGTCATTTAAATAACTGTTTGCAACAATATCCTGAATCCAACTCTCTGTTGTATCATTAGGATTTGTCCATGTCATAATATCAGCAGTCTCTTCAACATTAGAAGCATACCCCAATTGTAATCTCTCTGCTATATTTAATAAAGCATCCCAACTTGTAACCTCTTCTTCATATTCAACATTCTCTGTAAACAAACCTGGAATAAACATTCTACCTTTTATAAGATATTCATTTGCGCTTTCATTTCCACCACCACCTACAGGTTTACAATCAATAATAGTAAAATCTATTCGTATTGGTTTAAATGTAGTTTCATCTCCTTGTGATCTAATATTAATTTGTATAAGATCACCATCTTTAGGGTAGAATCTTGCAGTAAATGTTGAATCAACATCAGCGAATTGTATACTGATAGTTGGATAAAATTTATTATTTTTTAAACAAAAATAATTTAGTCTATCTCCTTGTACATTATATCCATTAACTCTAACTTCTGGTATTATCGATGAAAATTTAGAAGGCTTTTCCTTCATAGTTAAACCATCAGAATTTTCAGAATCACTCTCCGCATCTGGAATTGACAGTTCATCCAATTCAATCGCAGGTTCTATTATTGTTAATACATTTCTTTCAACTATACTATCTGACATAACTTACGTTGTTGAGTTTTTATCTGTTTTTTTCTTTGTTGGTAAATTTGCCCCTAGTATAATTCTACCACCTTTATATACTTTAGCATCTTGTCCTTGTTGTAACATATTAGGTGGGATTGGTGCTTTGACACCATTCTTTTTAGTTTTAGCTTTTTGTATTAATCTCTGTACTCTTGATTGATCTTGTACACTTTGTCTATCAGTATTAGTATATTGAGCAAGTGTTACACTTGGTCTTGATGCAGGATTAGGTCTTTTGTAAACTAAATTTATATCGTCTAGTCGAGGTATAGCTAAAACATCACCTTCTTCAACTGTGAATGGATTAAAAATATTATTTATAATACATATAGCATCAACATAAGCACCTGTTCCAAAATATTGTTCAGATATTTTATCAATCCTACCTGCCTGATCTATTGTAACATAATGTATAGCTTTAGCACCAAGCTCTCTTTTATATTGAAATGAAGGTGCTGATAAATCAAAATACTGTTCTCCAGTTTTTTCAATAGTTAATCTATTCTTTAATGTTAAAGATTCAATATTCATTTTGTTTATATTTTTTTAACTAAGTAGCATATCAGATACTGAAGTAACATAAGCAGCGGCTACCGATTCATTTGCTGCTTTGGTTGATTTTTTACTACCTTCGTTTGGATTAACTTGAGCAGCTGTTGGTCTATTAGCACTTTCAGATAAACCTGCTGCCGCTACGCCTGGTAATGGTACATTTCCGTATGTTGCAACATCACCAAAGTTAAGTACATCTACATCCTGTGCGGTTGCATATAGTCTACCCTGCCCTGCATTAAACATGTTTTCAATATCACCTCTATCTCTTGGCTTACCATGCTTTAAGTCTACATCAAATTTAACTTCTACTGGAAAATCATCATAACCTAAACCTGAGCCTAATGTCATTACTGTATTATCACAAACCATATTACCCATCATAAGAATAGGGTTAAGAGGATTACCAATAGTTACATGCCACTGCCCAGTTGGTTCACCACTAATTAAAGCCTTAGTTGCTTGTGTACCTGTAGCACCACCTACTTGTGAACTTAAGAATCCACCTAATAAGTTTCCTAGCATAGCCTTACCTGCCTTTAGTCCTCCTTTTACAACAGATGCTACATCAAATCCACCATCTGAATTTCCAAACAAAGATTCAGCACCTGTACTAACATCACTAATTACACTTCCCATATAACCAGAAAAATCACCACCTCTTAATTTACTAATATCTCCAAATTGACTACCTGCATATCCAGCACTTCCATAATACCTATGACCACCGCCAAAGAATTGTGCATTGTTTGTAGACATAGTTAACATATTACTTATAACATCAAGCATTGCTATTTTAGGATTAATATAAGACAATGATTTTAATTCATACTCAAAAGTTAATGTTATATCATTTGAAAATGAAATACCTGCTTCTCTTATCATTGTTTCATTTACAACATTTATTGGACCTAAAACAAAATTTGCATATGTAGTACCTAATTTATCTGCTGTACTACTACCAGCACCATTTCTTGCTCTAAAACTATCAGACGCAGTGTTACCCTTAAGTGCATCTAAACCACCCTTTCCTATTGAGCCTAATTTACTATAAAAAGGTTGATTAGTATATCCACCACCGGCACCACCAGTATCAACCTCTTCTATTTTTGATTTTATTGTTTGCCATTTTAAACCATAAGAAAATTTTAACAAGTCAGATAATTTATTACCAGACGATTCTCCTAAATAAGTTATAGCTGTTACACCTGCTAGTTGGGTAGAATCTACAATTTTAGTAGTACCTCCTTTTACATTAGGATTTGCAACATCATCACCATTTTTGCCAGTAGCTGAACTAGTACTATAATTATAAATGTTATCTGTTGTTGGAAATGAAAATCTCCTTAATGTAATTAAATGATTAACTGGTATTTTCTTGTAATATTTAGAATATAAAAAATCTGCTGGCTTATATTGTATATCAGGATAATGTTCTCCAAAATATTCTATGATTTTTGGTACATTAACATTACTAGCACCAGTACCACCCATAAGAGGGTTGTTAGGACTATCTGTATAATTACTTTGTTGTGATTTTGTTAAGTTTCCATGAAAACCTTGAAAGTTAAACAAAGCATATGAATTAGCTAATGAATTAGCAAGTTTAGTCGTTCCCATACCTGCAGGTACAGATTCAGCTGATGGCGCAGCACTATTGGTATAAAATTGACCACTATAATTAGCATCAACGCCTTTAGCAAAACCAACCGACTCACCACCGAATGCAGAATTTAATAATGCATTATTTTTGGCTGGGCCAGGAAACAATGCACTGTTTATATCTGTTATAGTATTATCATTAATAAATGCCATATGAGAAGGTTATTTTTATTATATATTTAACCTAGGCTATTAAGATACTTATCAATGTCTAAGTTGCTTCTTTTAAATTTGTCTGCCCATGCTATTTTATATCGGGAATCAAATTCTTTTACACTGTCTAAAGAAAGCGGCCCTTTAAAAAACGGCCTAGTGGAGATGTCTCGTATTTCTTTTAAGTTTTTGGAAATCATAAAAAACTGAACTTTTTCAAATAATCCTAAAAGATTAACTTTAGTTTTAGTACACATAACGGATTCTATAACAACAAAAAACCTTTCACGGTCTTTATCATTTAACCTATCTTCCAATGCTCTAGTAGTTTTAAAGTCCTCTGACTTGAGAATCATTTTTCTTGCTCTATTTTCAAACACATGTCTAAAATTCATATCAAAGAAATGCTGTTTTAAAAATTTCATATTATCATAAAATTTAATAATACGAATTTGATAAAGAGGGTTAACTGGATCCCATTTAGAATCTAAGATTACACCTTTAACTGGTAAAAGTATATTAGGATTTGTATGTGATGCTAATAAGCAATATACAGTTTGTCCTTTATTAAATATTCTGTGGGTTTTCATTCAAATTCTATTATGTCATCGAATAGCTCAGCAGTACCGTTGACAGTAATATCAGGTGAATGATAAATTTTATAAGTAATAGGTTTGTTGGATAATGTTTCTACATACTCTTGTATTCCACCAACAGTTTCCTTATTAAGATTTCCTAAAACATAAAATATTGTAGTAGAGATATTACGACCTATTGCGTTTTGTAGTTGTCTCATTAAATAAGATGATACTACAGCATCAGATGGTTCATATTGATAAAAATCATTTTTTGTAAGCTTATTAAATATATCCATGTAATTTATACACTCTATACTCCTAGGAACATTACCTAGAAATGTTTTAACGCGTAATGCATCACTAGAGTATATGAAATTAAATTCTATATGTTCTTCCATTCTTCTAATTCCTTAAGCTCACTCTTAAGTCTTTTTATTTTAAATTCAACATCTTTAGCAGTAGGTTCATAATGAGATCCCCACTTTGTATTAATATCTAATACATCCTTGTCAAATTTATTACCAATTTCTAAACCTAAATCATCACACAAATCAAAAAAGAATCTTTTTATATAATTAAATTTATTTCTATCAGTATCACTTAATTCAAAAACATCAGTAGAAGTAAAGTGTTCCTTCCCTCCTCCATAGTTATCGTCAACAACTTTTTTAATTACACCATTTCTAGCGGATTCTAAAATTATCTTTGTCATTTATGATCTTTTTTGTAAACTTAATCTTGTTTTCTTAATTATATTTCTTGCTTGTTTTTTATCAGTATGCCAAGTAGATTTATCTTTAATCATAATAAGAGAATAAGCTTCACGTAATTGCTCTATTTCTTTATCAGTAAACCCTTCTTCTTTCCAAACAGAAATCTTTTTAGATTCAATTTCTTCCAATCTAGCAAAATTAGCTTTTTCGCTTCTCTCTACATTAGCTTGGTGAAATTCCTTTCCTTTATCTCCAATTTCTTTACATAATTTAGACCACTCATATAATGAAAGGTTTTTCTTTTGTTTTAAAAATCCTTGGTGAGCCATTGCTTTTCTTCGTTGGCTACGATTAGGTATTATTGAGGTTTGTGTTGCAGTGTCGTTCATATGATTAATTTTATTATATATTACTACTTATAAAGTATGCTATTTGTCTTTATACTTGCTTATGATTAATGATTTAATACTATCCAACAAACACTTAGTAATTTCCTCTTGTGATAGTTGATCTAAAACAAATGAAAAGAGTTGTTCATCAACCTCATCTTTATCAAATGAAGTACTCATTAATTCATATATACCTTTAGGTGGAATATTTACTGGAAATTCTAATAAAAGTTTTACCTTACTATTCTTCTTTTGTTTATTAAATAAAACTCTAATTGGAGATATCGGTTTTTCAACAGCAGCTGCTTGTACAGTTTGTACAACTGCAGCACTTTGATTTAAAGGATCTATTATAGATGTATTAGGTTTTATAAATTCTCCTGCTATATCTGGATCTAATTGTTGTAAAAACTCATCTCTTAAATCTGTAGCTATTCTACCACCTTCATTAAAAGTAATCCAATGTGGACCCTCATCTTTGAATGTAACTACATCTCCGGAGTTATCACCCTTAATCCATTGCCAATGCTTAAGCTCCTTTATTTCTTCTTGTGGAGTTTCTTCGATATTTTCTGTTTGCATTTAATGTGTATTTATTATTATACCTTAAATATAATAATTGTTTAATTATTAAGCAGGATCATTAACAATAGTAGGTGGAGATGATGGCGTATGTAGAGACATGTCTCCAGAAGGTGTAGCACCAGGAGTTCCAGGAGTTCCATTATTATTGAAATCGGAATTTGGCTCTCCAAATCGATAAGTGTATGCCCCAATAGTAGCACCTCCACTAGGCCCAAATTCATCCTTAGATGCTGAAAGGTCTGGTGGACACCCGGTACCATAAAATTCAGTTGCAATAGCTTGAAATTGAGCATTTGTATTACCTGAAATACCATAAAATTGAGTAAACGCCTCAAATGTTTCTGATTTATCACTTAAACAGGTTAATTCATCTATGTTCATACCACTCTCATTTTCTGGAACTGGAGCTTGAGCTTTAAATACACCGTCGGCTGTTTCGAAAGTGGTTCCGACAAAGGTTGTTTGACCAATATCACCACCTATTACTGCATACGTACTATTACTACTACTATTCGTCATGTTTCCTGTAGTTTGGGTACTTGTTGCTGTTAAGAGTTGACCATTCCAATAAAGATTTATTTGACCAGTACTCATAGCTGGACCTGTTCCTATACCAGAATATGGTGGTATACTAAGACCAACTGCTAAATGTACAAAATCATTGGCATTTGATGTTTGTGGTCCTCCTACTTCCCACCTAGATGCTCTAGTGGCGAGACCAGTAATAGTTGCATTTGATCCTCCTTGGTATAGTTGATATGTATTCTGAATTTGATTTATTGCTGAATTATTTCTATATGTTACTACAATTTGATTTAAATTACCATAAGAAATTCCAAACCAATCTTGATTGCTATCACCATAGCCTTGACTGAAAGTCATAAAGTAACCTGTATGATTACTAATACTGGTACCTTGTGCAAGATTACTCTTTGCCCAAAAACTACAAAAATTCTTATAAATAGGACTCGCTGCACCAGGACCAATGAAAGGTAAAAATTGAGGCCAGTGATTACCTCCATTTGGTGTAGAGAACTGAGTTCTAGTTGTTGCCGGTGTAGTAGGTCTATTAAAATACCTTGCGGATTCAGTACTATACGTACAACCGCCACCTCCTGCTGAGTAATTTCTACTAAAAGCTGTTATCATATTTATAAATTTAAATTATTTATTAGCATGGATCTTGTTGTAATTTAATTGTTATTGTGTAACCTTTAGGTTCTGTTGTAGTAGCTGACAATGCTTTGACAGATAATGTATCTCCACCAGTCACCTGAGTAGATCCTATTATTGAAAATGTTGGATTAACCTCAGCTCGCTGAGCTGTATGCTGGTAAGTAAAGGTGCTCAAAACATTAGAGTAATTTTGCGCATCCCTTATTAATACTTGATAATTAACATTCGCGTTCTCGGTAGCAGCTCCATAAGCTGCAGTGATTTGACAAACATACCAATCCTGTAGATCTATAGGTATTGTAATAAATGCGTCTTCCCAATCATTACCATTAGCTAAATAAGTAGTAATAGGTGTATTTGCAGGAATAGCATTAATTCCAATAAGTTCATATGATGTAGCTCCTGTTGGACCTTGTGGTCCTTGTGGACCTGGTGTTGTTGATGTTGGTCCTTGTGGTCCTTGGTTACCTGTTGGTCCTTGTGGACCTTGCGGCCCTGGATTTACTGATGCATTACCCTGTGGTCCTTGTGGTCCTTGTGGACCTTGAATACCTGGTCCTTGTGGTCCTTGTGGACCTGGTGTTGTTGATGTTGGTCCTTGTGGTCCTTGTACACCATCTGGTCCTTGTGGTCCTTGTGGACCTGGTGTTGTTGATGTTGGTCCTTGTGGTCCTTGTACACCATCTGGTCCTTGTGGTCCTTGTACACCATCTGGTCCTTGTGGTCCTTGTGGACCTGGTGTTGTTGATGTTGGTCCTTGTGGACCTTGTACACCTTCATCACCATATGCAGTAAAACTAACAGTGAACATTGTAGCATTTGGAAAATTATTGGTATCTGTAAATACTGTTCCAAGCTGAACCGCATAAACATTAGTTGCAGCAGCAAAGGATATATTAGTTACTAATCCATTTACAAGGTAAGTATTTCCATCTGCTGATATTGAAAGTGCACCAAACCCTGTTGTAGTTTTACCTGTATCATTCCATGAATCAATCCAGTTTGTTTGATCTCCAGAGTTTGCAGAAGTTTTACTAAGGTATAGTGTTTCAACACCACCTCCTGTATTGTCATAGTAAAATAAACCAGATCCAGGTGATACTGTTGCTGCAACAGATTTCCATTCTGGGAAGTTATTTGGACCTTGTGGACCTTGTGGTCCTTGGATACCATCAGGTCCTTGTGGACCTTGTGGTCCTTGTATACCGTCTACTCCTTGTGGTCCTTGTGGTCCTTGGATACCTGGACCTTGTGGTCCCTGTGGTCCTTGTATACCATCTACACCTTGTGGTCCTTGTGGACCTTGAATACCATCAACACCTTGTGGACCTTGTGGTCCTTGTATACCGTCTACTCCTTGTGGTCCTTGTGGTCCTTGTATACCGTCTACACCTTGAGGTCCTTGTGGTCCTTGTATACCGTCTACACCTTGTGGACCTTGTGGTCCTTGTACACCTATTGGTCCTTGTGGGCCTTGTGGGCCTTGAATACCAGTTATTCCACCTGGAACAAATAAAATATTTACATCATCACCACTACCAAATATTGTTCCTTGAGGATTACTAATTGTATATGTCCAATAAGTACTATTATCAGTACTAGCAGTAACAAACGCTGTAAATATGTTTGAATCAGTTCCATCAGATGGTCTAATATAAATTATACCTGTAGAATTAGTCTGTGGGAATGAATCTAACCATTCCTCCATATTTGTTCCTAAGCGATTGGTATCATGAATAGAAATGCTAGCTATAGATCCTACAGTTGCATTATCAAATGATACTTTACCATTCCCAGGATCTCCTGATGTTGATACTGAAAAATCATAAGGTACACCACCAGTTTCACCTTGAGCACCAGTATTACCTTGTGGTCCTTGTGGTCCTTGTATACCATCAACACCTTGTGGTCCTTGTGGACCTTGTATACCATCAACACCTTGTGGTCCTTGTGGACCTTGAATACCGTCTACACCTTGTGGACCTTGTGGACCCTGTACACCATCAACACCTTGTGGTCCTTGTGGACCTTGAATACCATCAACACCTTGTGGTCCTTGTGGTCCTTGTATACCGTCTATACCTTGTGGTCCTTGTGGTCCTTGTACACCAATCAAACCTTGTGGTCCTTGTGGACCTTGTATACCTATTGGTCCTTGTGGACCTTGTACTCCAATTAAACCTTGTGGTCCTTGTGGACCTTGAATACCATCAACACCTTGTGGTCCTTGTGGACCTTGTA